CCCTTTGACTGCAGATATAATTTCTTTAACAAGATTTGGGAGCACACTCACCATCCTGAGAGCTATAGTTCTAGCTTCTCTGACAAGTTGAAGGAAAATTCGAGCAGCTATTTGTTTTTCTGGTCGTGTTAGAAACTCATTGGGATTTAAAGGGAAAATCTCTGCCAGTATAGTGCTGTCATCAGAAGTTACCATTATATGGTCTGAAACCTTAATATATTTACCACATACCATTATACTGCATGTCTTAACAGACTCGACAGCAATTATTAGTCCTCCTGCATGAAGAAGAGAACTGCTGTGATGTGACATTCCTTGGCCCATGTGATGGGACGTTGTATACCACAAGACCGCTTTCCCTTCGTCATAACACGCCACTGGCATGCCATTCATCCATTGTAGCGTATCAATAGCCCTGGCCTGTGTATCAGCATGAGCGCACATTTTGTGAAGAGCTGGTTTAATGTCTGTCGGCACTAGCATTCTTCTGTAAGCCAGTCTTGCATATACAACACTTGACCATTTCAAGTGCATTGAAAGGGTTCCGAGATAGATGAGCATGATAGCAATTGCGAAGTTAGACATACTGGGTCCATACCGGGTTGCATCAGAGCTTTGAATACCACCACCCACTGACATTATCCTCGATGAAGTTCTGTAGAATTTCTTGTTCTTGCCTGAGTCCTTCAGGAAATCTACACCGGTTGTTTTGCCATATAGTCCACATATTAGCTCAGCATCAGAGAGACACACACGCGAGTCAGGATCAACTATAGAAATTTCTCTGATTTTGTGCTCGCCTGATTTTGGGTGGTTAAAGAAAACGGGAACATTAATATAGAGAAATCTGTATGTTTGAGTGACTGTTGAAAGGAAATTGTCAATGCCCTGACTCAAAATCATTTCCGCAACAGTTCCTTTCTCAAGGACATTGTTCTGATTTATCCGTGCAGAATGCCTTACGGTCAAGTGATCGACGATAGTTCGAGACTTCACTCCTCGTCCATACTTCCGATCAAACATGTTTGCCTTGCCTCTAGAATTCAAAGCATAACCAGAAGCCAGGCTACCCACCCATGACCATCCCATTTTACCACCAGTATCAAGGCTACAAGTGTTTCGAAGGCTAATTCGTAAATCTTCAATGGTTAGATCTCGAGTGCTGAGGAGTGCACATTGTGCAGTTAAGTCCTGAATCCGCATGTCCTCCGTATCCTCAAGAAATTTGGCCTCATCACGAAGTGCCATCACACATTCAGCCATGTTCTTTTGTGAGTCAGCAAATTTAGACGGTACCCACATCATCCAGTATGATTCGAGTTGGGAATATGCCCTGGGTAAGCCTAGGATTGCTGACATGTTCACATATTGATCTTTCCTAGTCCAAAACTTCAAAATATCATCCAATCGGGAGAGATATGCTACGTCTGCATATGTAACTGGGTTTTCAAGCTTCTTTGCCATCTCATCAAATGGAGAGGAGGGCGATGAGAGTGTTGATGATAAAAACCGGCATGTTACAAACATTTTACCTGAGCCATATGTCGACGTGTTCGCAGTGGTCAAAAGGCGCTCCCATGCCAAGTAAATCTCCTCAAAAGATGTTCTAGAAGCTCTAGCCTTCTCAAGAAGTGAAAAGAGAACAGCTTTCGATCTTCGTGGTACACTGTGTATTAAGTCCATTTCTTGAGATCTCATCCGCTGACGCGGCCACAAATTTAGTTCGTGTCCCTCATGAGTATATATTTTAGTAGATCCAGCAACTTGGAAAGACGAAACAGCAAACCAGTCAATGCGATATCCATCTGGTGAGTTGGGTGGATCCCTGCACCTGTACCATACTGATATTTTCCCTTTATAGACGAACACTTGTGACCATACTTTCTCCTTTGGCATAGGATTCTTGAAAATCGCTCTCACAACATCTGCTCGAATTTCAGCGAACTGTGCATTTGAGCTCAACGAGTAGATTTGAGATGCAATATCAGAGTATGCAGAATCTGCACCTTCAAAGTTGTGAACCGGACCCTTATGTGTTAAACCTCCGATTCTGAGAGGATTGCCATCTAAGGTGTTGGCAATTTCAACCGCATCACTGTGTGTAATAATTCCTACGGCGGGGAAAGTCTTAATGAAATCCTTAGTATCATCCATGCTGTAAGATGGGCCTGGGCCTCGACCTTGAACAAGGTAAGGACCAGTGACAAAATGGTGACCATTAATACTGACTGAGAAACTGTCAGATGGTAAGGGTAATATATCTTCAACAGGCAGCGGAGGGAAAGCGATATTAGAACGAGATTCAAGGGTTTTAATGCGATCTCTGACTGCGTCACGCTTGTCTCTCCAAGGTCTGCCCTGTTTGTTGATGTCAGTGCCATCAATAGCACGGTGACCTTCCATGATTGCAGCATTATAACACATTTCAGCTAATGACTTAACATAATTCTGGGAAAAGGAAGACATCGTGGAATAGATATGGGACTGGATTTTGAGATCAGAAGGAACGTCTTGTTCCTCAATTCTATAAAAAGAGGGATATTCACATGAAAGGCAGTTTGCAACACTTTTGGCTATCAAGTCTCTAACTTCTCCATCACATTCATGTATGAGCACGGCTGCCATGTCATACTTAGATATTGCTGCCTGATAACGATAGTTGGGATTAGAGAAATCAGGGGCCAATTTCTTATTCCAGATTCCAGCAGAAGTTGTGAAGTCTATGTTCGCACTGAGTAAGCAGTCACTAGGCACATTGTTGATGATCAGATCAACATTGTCTTCTTCGACTGATGGCTCATAATCTGCTAGAGACATCGCGACACAGGCTGAAACTAATTGATGAAGTATGTGTGATGGCGTTGGACACGTTAGCCCTTCTCCGCCGGGAGCTGAAAATAATTCAATGAGAGCGTCACGAGTAGAGCCGAAATCCACCTGAAAATCTACGTCATCCGAAAGCTGATACCCATGACTTCCTACATTAACTATACTGCCTGTGTCATACACTATCACTACAGAACTCCTCCCTCGAGGTCTCTTATTCGAACGTGACGACATGGCAGAAACAGCATCTTGATAAGTTTCAACTTTATCTGATGGGAAATCAGGAAGTAAAAAAGCTAATCGAGTGGACCACTCATCACGTTCTTGCCACACTAAATCTGATGCACATTCTGATGAGCAGAACCTGAGAAATACTGCCTTGCCTGTGATTCCCGATGGGCACAAAGGTGGACCAGTCGCTTGCTGATGAATGCCAGACGGTTCCTGTTTCAGGCCAGTATTATCCGGAACACTGAATGATGTCTGAGGAGGTGTATGGTCAAACACATCCAGAGTAAGTTCTTCGATTGCCTGAGTAAGAGCATCGTGAGACTCAACATCCATGATAGTCTGCGTCTCAGCAACATCAATAACATTTGGAGAGAGATCAAAGCCTATCAGCATAGACATGTCATAGTCTTGAAGCATCATGCATAGCTCAAATGCTGCCTGATCCATAATGTCTGGATTAGAGCTGTCCATCATGTCACGAGCAATGTCAGCCCATAAAACCTCGGCCACCTCGCTTGAGTGAATTATGACGAATAGTTGACGGACAATCT